CATCATAATTTAATTTATCTTTAATATAATTAATTACTTCAATACTTCCTGTATTATAATGAGATGGATGATTTACATTATCTGACATAAAATTTAGCCTCCCGTAAAATTTATTTTTTTATTTAACTTCTTTTAATATGATGCTATTTTTATGTCTCTGCGAGACATAAATTAACCTAACTCTATACTATCTCTAACTCTTACTCTAACTCTATCTCTTACTCTAATTAACCTAACCTATACTATGGATACAATGTTTTTATTTTAATACATAAGCAGAACCATAAACAAGTTCAACTTGATTTTTTTCTTCTGTACACGATGTTGGACGATAGCGGTCTTTTTGAATATAATTATGAACTTTCCAATGCATAATTAAAACAATGCCGCTTTCAAATTCATGTACATAATTATTTTCTTTTAATTCTTCTAAGTCTTGTTGATTTGCTCCTACTGCACGAATAATAGATTTAACATTATTTATAAATCCATCATCATCAGCATACATGCATAAATGAAAATATAAAGATTGTGATTCTTTACTTAGTTCAAGAAAATCATCACTTTCTATTATACGTTTGGAGAACATTCTTCTATCTGCGATAGGTCATCACCTCTTTTAATTTCTATTTCTGTCCAATCTATTTCTTTGTTATATATTTGAATTAATATATTATATATATCATTTATGGTTCGTATATATTTATCTTTATATATCATATTAATATTATTGTCTCTACCATAATTTGTTTCATATATCCAATCATGTAATACATGAGTTGTATCGTTAAATATTTTACTAATAAGGTCTATAGAATTATCATATGACCATATTTTTTCAGCAAGCCCTTCAAACCCAAGTTTATAAAAATTATCTATCCAATCACATTCCTCTTGTGACTTTTTAATATAATGTGTAAAATCAAAATAGCTCATTGGTTCATTCATAATTATGTATCTCCTTATTTACTTCAGCAATTAATTTGTCCCATTTGCCAATATAATGTATATATTGTTTTGGTTTCATGCACAATGATTTCATTTCTGCTTTTTGTTTTTTGGTTAATTTATCAATAACATTATTTACAGATTTTCTTGCTATCTGCATTTTCTGAGTTTTATCTAAATTATTAAATAAATTATTATATTTCTGCTCATCATTTTTATCAATAACATATTCTGACTTAGGTAAATTTTTTAAAGATAATGGAGATATATTTGCTCCAGACTTTTTTAATTTAAATATATCAGCCCAATTATCAAGATATATATTTTTAAATGTAAATAAAATTTCTCCGTCATAATATGTAATATCAATAATAATATTATTGTTAATTAATGATTGTGCAATTGTTTCTATTTTTTTAGGAGCATCTTTATTTAATTCTCTTTCATAAATAGTCGCAAGTATATTACGTGCTAATGTATTACTGAATATATAACATCCTAAATTGTCTCTCATGCCATGACGTATTTGCACATTCTTTTTACCTGGTATATAAAAGTCTGCAAAATCTTCATCTATATTTCCTTGTTCATTGCGTGGGAAATCATTTGTAGTAGTATCATAATCTGCTAATACTCGATATTTTCCCTTATAATGTTTATATAAATAATTATCCATATTTACTCCTTTTCGTGACCGCTGATTACATTGATAATTGTACCATAAAATTCTTAAAAAATCAATTGTTTTATTTCACAAATTTTATAATAAGAATTTGTTTTATTTTTGTGAGTATTCTATAAAATACTTGATTTTTTATTTAATTTATGATATAATACATATATCTTAGATAATGAAAGGAGAATATATGTGCATGTTAGATAGATGGAATGAAATGAGTTATAATAAATTTCCATCTTCTCAATCGAGTTTTCAGCGTAGTAATTATGAACAATGGTGTGATTACATTGATGATATAAATGAAGTTATAGCAGAACAAGAAGAGAGGGAATATAGTGCTTGGATTAGAAAAGCAGATACATGTGTATTCGTTGGATACGGCTTGCTTTTATAACCAGCAAGAAATGAATATACATAATAAGTTAGTAAGATTATATTATTTAAGAAATAAAATTAAAAATAAAAAGAAAAGAGATTCATTATATTCACATCAATTAAATAAAATAGATAAATATATTAATAATCAAAAAAATAAATTATATAAAGAATTTGAACAAACAAGACAAAATAATCAATTAAGAGAATTAAGAACTGAATGTATTAATGATAGAAATGTAGTATCAATATTTGAATCATTTTTAACAAGAACATTTCAATGTAAAACAAATGAACTTACTGAAGATATAATGATTGTGCAAGTTTATTTTTTTCAAGTTGCAGAAGATATTATAAAAAACGGTTTTATATATAATGGACAAAAATATGTATTATTTAGTGCAAGCGCAGGACAAATAAGAACAAAAAAATTTGTAGTAGTAAAAGAAGAAAAATTAAAACAATATGAAAAGACATTGATGTGTGGATTAAGCATTGAAGAAATTAATCGCCGTGGTGGAGTTAATGTAAATAAATTTCTAGCTTATTATGCTTTAGCCAATTCTGCAACAGAGGTTTGGGAAGATTTTAATATTGATAAAGCAATTGTAGTAGATGATTTCGAAACCTTTGTAAATGATGAAGTTGATTATATAGACGATACTGATTATTCTATTACACGACAATGTATGGATGTTTTAATTCCACACATGGATGGTTGTGGTATTATGTTAGATGATACAACAACTATGGTTAGACTTCCATGGATAAAAGGATTATTAGTAAAATTTGACTTTAGGAAATTTATACAAGAACATTCCTTGAACCCTAATTGTAATTGTGGTATTATTAAAGATATATATGGTAATATACATGATATTTTTAAAGAAGATATTAAATATATATTTACTAAATCACAATTTAAAATGTGGAAATATTATGATTCATGGGAACAATATAAAAGATGGTATAAAGAATATTGTTGTACGGCAGGTCGTATAAATCAAGAGGAAGAATTTATACCAAATGCTCGTATTAATTATCAGATGTTGCAAACATTAACTGATATTAAACCGAGAGAAATGCGTTCACTAGCTAAACGTACTGTTGAAGAAATAAAAAATGTTGGTGAAGATTATAGAACAACAATGCGTTTGCTTGGAGCGGTAGAAGAGAATATAAGTCCAAGTTATATTCAAAAGAGCTTAATGTTATATCCTGAGTTAATGCGAGATAAATATAGCAGAGATATTATTAAAGATGTTAAGCGTAGTTTAGTTAAATGGGGTAAGGCTGGTAAATTAGCGATTGATGGTAAGTATACTTTTCTTGCACCAGACCTTTATGCTTTTTGTGAATGGTTATTTTTAGGAGATAAAAATCCACAAGGTTTATTATCAAAAGGTGAAATTAGTTGTAATTTATATAGAGATGGCGAAGAATTAGATTGTTTGCGTTCGCCACATTTATATAAGGAACATGCTATTCGTAGAAATGTGCAAAATGATTTGACGGATAAATGGTTTGATACTAAATGTGTTTATACGAGTTGTCATGATTTGATAAGTAAAATTTTACAATTTGATGTTGACGGAGACAAAAGTCTTGTAGTCAGAGAAAAACAATTAATTCGTTTAGCTAAACGTAATATGCAAAATATTGTTCCATTATATTATAATATGCGAAAAGCTGAACCATCACAAATTAATGGCAATACTTTATTTCATGGTTTGGAATTAGCTTATACTGGCGGTAATATTGGTATAATTAGTAATAACATTTCTAAGGTTTGGAATAGTGGAAAAATTACAGATAGAGAAATCAATGTTGTTAAGTGGTTAACATGTGAAAATAATTTTGTAATTGATTACGCTAAAACACTGTATAAAATAAAAAGACCAAATGATATAGATAAAATAATTAAAAGTTATACAACAGATTTATTGCCGTATTATTTTAAATATGCTAAAGATAAGTCTGAGCATCAAATAACATCGTGGAAGCCCACTGCCGTTAATTATTTAGAAAATATTATCCCTAATGTAAGAATTAAATTTAATAAAAGTATAGGTAAATTTGATTACCGTGTTTTATTGCATGATAAAAAATATTTGTATAAAGATATATATGAAGATATTGTTACAACATATGATTATTTAAATTCACATAAATATAAATTTTATAAAGTTATTGATGATAAAGATAATTTAAACACAAAGAAATATGATAGTTATATTTATCAACAGATAAAAAAGAAATTATTAGCATTACCTTTTTCTCAAGAAACTATTGTTGATACATTAATTTATTTTTTATATGTGCAACGAAAAAATAGTTCAAAAAAAACATTATGGGAATGTTTTGGAAAAGAAATCTATCAGAATATACAACGCAATTCTTCTGCTCTTGGAAGTATATGTCCTATATGTGGAGCAAGGATTGAAGACGTAGATTATGTAGAAAAAAAATATTGTTCTGAAGAATGTGCGCATATTGCTCGTAAAGAATATAAAAGGATGTTCATGCGTAAGATATATGCTGAACAGAAATCTGGACAGTGTTAAAAATATCACAAACTTTGAAATCATGGTGTTTTGTTACTTTGTTAATATTACTACAAATATAACAGTTAGGGAAACAAGGATGTAAAAGTATATAATGAATGAGAGGAAATAGTAATGCGAAAATTAACAAGAAGTGAATTAGAACGCTTAGTAGCATTACAGTCTAATAAATATAAAAAAGATGTTAGTATAATTTTAGAAGCTTATTATTCAGTTTTAAAGGAAGCTATTATGACTGGATATGAAGTTGGTATTCCTAATATCGGAACTTTTTCTAATACACAAGTTGATGCTAAACCTGCAAGACAAGGCATTAATCCATTTACTAAAGAAAAAATGATGTTGCCTGCACAGCAAGCATTTAATAAACCTACTTTTAGATTTCGTCCTGCTATTAAGGCGGAAATGAAAGAAGAAACTTTAGGTAAGGTGTTCTAATGGGTAAGACTTTAAAACACAAGCAGTTTTTGCAAATGTGGTATAATAGATGCAACTTCCAAAATAAATTTGTGGAAAGTCATATGGAAGAAATCTATAATGGTTTATTAGATACAATTAGAGAAGAAGTTAGATATAATGGCTCTGTAAGATTAAAAAATATTGGAAAGTTTTATTTATTAGAAACTGGAGGCTATGAAAGACGAGGGCGAGATGGACTAATGTATTTCGTCCCTATTCATTATGCTCCTAAATTTACGGCTAGTCAAAATTTTAAAGATTATGTAAATGATGCTATTGTAAGTAAAGAGGGGCGTAGAAATAAAAAACGTGGAACTCTTACTGCACTCGAACAAGAATTAGAAGAACGTGATGCAGAAAAGAGCAAAACGGATATTAGAAGAATGTTGGAAAGAAAACGAGATACTGGCGAAAACATTAGAGAGATTGTCAAGGATACTCGTATGCAAATTAAAAGGAGAACATAATTATGCCCAAGTCATATGAAGATGAACTTCAGCTTTTAATTGATAAAGTTGAAGGGGTTGATGATAGGAGTTGGGAAGAGATGGTGGATGAGCTTGATATATCCGTACATCCCGATTCTTTAAGAAAATCTTTTAATGGGGGACGGTATAGTGGATATGCAGTTGCGAAGCATTATCAAGAAAAATTTCAAAATGATTACTGTTCTCAAGAAGAATTAGATAGATTAAAAACTTTAAAAAAGGAAGTATATAAAGAAAAGATTAAATATCAAGATGCTCGTAGAGAATATCGAAAAGAATTGATGGCAGAAGCAAGATATGAAAATCTTGTAGATGTATTAAAATCTGCATTACAAAATCTTGATGAGTTGCCAACATATAAATATGGTGAACGTGTTGAAAAGAAAAATAATTCAAAGAGTGCTATTGTAATGTTGTCAGATTGGCATGTTGGTAGTTTAATAGATACTCAATTTAATTGTTATTCTGTTGAGATTGCCCATGAACGTATGGAACAATTATTAAATAAATTAAAAAAATATATACTTAATTATAATATTACAGATTTGGCAATTGAGATAAATGGTGATATGTCGCATGGAATTATTAATGTAAGTAATAGAATACAATCTGAAGAAGATGCGGTTTCACAAATTGTTATTGTGTCAAATATGTTAGCGTATTTTATTAATGAATTAAAACCTTATGTACGTAGTATTAAAGTAATTACTACGTTGGGCAATCATGGTAGACTTATTCCAAATAAAAAAGAATCTATTAATAAAGAAAATATGGAAATGTTAATTCCAGAATTTCTTAAATTAAAATTAGATAAGGATATAACTATTACAACATCTGGTGGTTTAGATTTTGTTAAATATACATTTAATAATAAAATTATCTGTTTAGCTCATGGACAACATGATAAGGTAAACCAAGTTATCGAAGATTTTAGTAAAATATATAAATGCGTTCCAGATGAAATACATTTAGGACATACACATGCGCATAAAGATATAAATGAATCAAATATATATGTAACTGTTAATGGTAGTCTTTGTGGCAGTGATGAATATGCTTTAAATCTTAGAGCGGTAACTAAGCCAAGTCAAACGTTAATTATATACGATGAAGATAGATGTGTAATAGAAATAATTGTTGATTAAAATAGATAGTCTATATGGCTATCTTTTTTATTGCTTAGAATAAAAGGAGATGGTTATATGCCAAAAAAAGGTGCAACTATAAAACCTATAGAAAGTTTCTGTATAGGTTGTGGCAGAATGTATCCAATAGAAGATTTTTATAAATCTCCAAATCCTAGACATGCTAATGGAGTACAACCATATTGTAGAGAATGCAGTAATAAAATTGCACAAGATTATTTAAAAAAATATCGCAATATGGAAGCGGCTATATTTTATACTTGTGCAGATATGGGTGTGCCATTTGTAAGAAAGCTATATAATATGTATATGACCAATATCAAAGATTATAAAACTAAAAGTTATTGGGGTAATTATACGAGATGTTTTCAAGCTAATAAAACCAAAGCTGAAAAAGAAGCATGGACTGGCTTTGATGGTACAGATGTAGATTTTAAAGATATAGCTTCTATTCAGAAGTCTGAAAAGGCTATTGAAGAAGAACAAAAAGAATTGCGTTATAGATGGGGAGAAGATAAAGATACTACACAATTACAGTATCTTGAAAGTCGATGGGCTTCTTATGTTAAAAATAAAGAATTAGATGTTGCTCAAGAACAATTATATAGAAATTTATGTCTTGCCGAACTTGATATTTGGGAAGGTAATGATGTTGATAAAGCTATGAAACGTCAGATAGACATGATGAAAGCTTTGGGTATAGATAAGTTTGAAGTTGAGCGACAAAAAACTGATGTTGAAAAAATGATTGAATATGATATTTGGCTAATGGAGAATGAAGAACCTGCTGAATATTATAAAGATAAAAATATGTATAAAGATTTTAGAGGTATTCATGCTGGATGGATAAGAGAAATTAAGCGTCCACTTCTTAATCTTATAACTGGGTCTAAAGATTACAATATTGAGAAAGAAGACACAGAAGATTGGGTTGAGGATAATAAGGATATATTGAATGACGAATGACCGTAAAGATTTAAATAAAGTTATTCGTATGAAGCGTGCAACCGATAAATCTATTAAACCTAAATTAACAGAAGAAGAGCGTAAAACCCAAATAAAAAAATGGACAACATTTTATAGACGTAATATTGATATATATGCCGAAGATAAATTAAGGATAAAATTAAGACCGTTTCAACGTATTATGCTTTATATGATGGGCATAAGTCAAGTTTGGTTTGGTATATGTAGCAGGGCAAGTTCTAAGAGTTTTATTGTAGCTCTTTATTGTATTTGTGTTTGTTTATTAAAACCATATACTGAAGCTGTTATTACAGCATCCACTCTTGAACAGGGTCGTAAAATGGTCGAGCATAAAATTAAAAATGAACTTATTAAAAAGTTATCACCTGTATTAAAATATATGTATGAAAAGGGTATGATAACTATTAAATCTTCTAAAGATGAAGTTGAAGTTAATTTCTTTAATGGTAGTTCTATTAAAGTATTACCACCTGTTGATTCATCAAGAGGTTCGAGAGCTACATTACTTGTATATGAAGAATGTAGACTGCTTAAAAAGGGTGATGTTGATAGTATTTTTGAGTAAGTAGGCTCTGCGTATCAAGTAATTGGTACGTACTTCAAGTTAATTGCTGGTAAATCCTAAAGCTTGTATGCCTAAACAGTAATTGGAAACAATAAACTGAATGGTTGTGAAAACAGAAAAAAGATACAAGATGAATATAAGGTTAAATCCTAAGTATTTAGCAACAATGGAAGTTCAGCAGGGAAAGTCCTAAGTATTATTTATAATATATGGAAGACCTTCAACGACTATCCGATTGAGTCGGAGTACATTGCAAGCTAATGGCAATGGAAAAATTTGATTTCTTTTATTATATATTAGTGAATTTAAAAATGATAGTAAGTAAAACAACATTATTAAAATGGAATAACGCTAATAAAAAACGATATGTGGATTTAGGATATCGTTTCACACAATGTGGTGATGAGTTTGAAGTTGATATAAATGATTTATCAAAATCTTGTACTGCAATAATAACAGTAAAATGTGATTTTTGTGGTAAAGAGTATACAAAAACATATAAAGAGTGGCGTAGTAGACATGATAAAGATGACACAATAGACGCTTGTTCTTCTTATAAATGTCGAAGTTTAAAGACACAACAAACTAATATAAAAAAATATGGGTGTAATTGTGTTTTTAAAAACGAAGATATTAAACAAAAGATTAAAAGGTCTATGATGGATATATATGGTGTAGAATATACTATACAATGTCCTGCAAGTAAACAAAAATATCATAATACTATGCGCAAAAAATATGGTGTAGATTGGTATTCTCAAACTGATGAGTTTGGTAATAAGTATTGGCGAACAAGACTAGCCAATGGTCATTATCCAACATCTAAAGTTGAAAGAATAATGTGCGATATGTTAATATCTTTATATGGTAATAATGCACATCCATCATATATATACGATAGAATTTGTATGGATTGTATGATAGATGTCAATGGTTGCAAGATTGACATTGAATATGATGGTCAGTATTGGCATAAAAATAGAAAAAAGCAAGATGCTAATAGAGATGCATGTGTATATCAAGAAGGATTTAAGATTATTCGTATAAAAGGGAATTATGAAGCACCAACCATAGGAGAATTACAAGAAGCTATTTATTATTTGTGTACTACAGATAATAAATATTGTGAAATTATAAAAGATATAGAATAAAAGAAAAACATATAGTCTGGTCTTATATGAAAATATAAGCAGTTCATAAGAGAACGGTATAAGCGTTGCGACCTTATACGAACATAACACCGATGCTTCATCCTCGTCAACCTATATATCTTCAAAAAGAAGAATATTCAGAAGATAGTACATATTATGAAGAAGGTATATCTATATATATAACGTCAGCACGTTATAAAGCTGAGTGGTATTACAGATTGTTTAAGAGAGTTGTAGAAGAATCTTTTTTAAACAAGAGTGTCCCTTATAATTTCTTTGCGGCTGATATATATACAAGCTTACGCTACGGGCTCAAAACCGTGGGGGAGTGGCAAAAAATCCAGAAGACTACATCTGAGGCTGATATTCGTATGGAATATCTTAATGAAGCGTTAGGTGAAGCAGAAAATGCATATTTCCCATTAGAGTTATTACGTAAATGTCAAAAGATGCATAAAGCTTTTAGACCACCTACAGAAACAGAATTTATTAATGGTATTAAGATGCAAAATAGAGATAAAAAATCTAATGAAATTAGACTTATTGTAATTGACTTTGCGTTTTCTAATACCGTAAATAAATATGAGGCAAACGATAATACTGTTATAGAATGTCAAAGTGGTTTTTATGATAAAGGTGAAATGATTCGTAATTTAGATTATCTTGAAACTTTAAGTGGTGGAGAATCTGAATTAACACAACGTAGGATAAGAGAATTGTTTTATGATTATCAAGCTGATTATATTGTTCTTGATTTACGTTCAGGTGGAGAAGATAGATATACTGCATTAACAAAACCATATATACATCCTACAAGAGATAATAATATATGGGATAGTAGTGGATTTACTGTTGTTACAGATAATAAACTTCATTTTTTAACGGAAGCCAAGATTAATGATTTAGCTTCAAGAACTGTTGACCCAAAAGCAAAACCTGTTGTGGTTCCAGTTCAAGGTTCTTTAGAATTTAATGATAAAATGTGGAGAGCATTACGGTCATCTATGGTTGATAATAAATTACGTTTATTAATAGATGATGTTTCTTTTGATACTGAATTAGTAAAACGTAAAGATTATATTAAGATGACAAGTACAGAACGTATGAGAGAAAAATTACCATTCACTCAAACGGAATTTTTAGTACAAGAAGCTATCTCTCTACGGCAAGAAGTGCGTGAAGGTAAAATAAAGTTAAAAGAACCACGTTCATTTACCAAAGACCGTATTGTTACTTTGGCATATGGAAATATGTTTTTTAATATATTAGAAAATAAATTATCGAAACAAGACCAAGTAGAAGAATTTGATGAAGATGCTTGGAAGAATATAATGTTAGTTTAAAGAAAGGGGGTATAATAAGGTTGGCAAATGATTTTCATGAAATGCTTTCTGCTGAACAAGCAGAATGGTTAAAAGAAGTTGCGGTTGCGTTTAGTGATACATTGTTAAATGTAAATAATATGTTTACCCCTTCTCTGTTAAATCAAAATTTAATTAATCTTAATAACAACCCTAAAACTCCGACTTATGATGCTTTAGTAAAAGCATTAGGAAATGCAAAAAATAATGCTAAAGAACTTAGGAATTATCAAGAGTGGATGGAGTTGGCAGAGATAACATTCAAAAGATTGCTTGAATATTATGCCAATATATTATCTTTTGATTTATCTTATACATGTGTTAATGTTAAAAATAAAAGTGAGTTTAGCACTCCTAAATATAAAAAAGATAAACAAAAGGTTGAAGAATTTTTAACTCATTTTAATTATAAGAAAGAGTTTTTAAAAGTTGTGCGTCAAATGATGCGTAGTGAAACAGCTTTTTATTGGTTGCGAAATAATAATGATATAAATAACCCACAATATACATTACAATTAATGCCGCAAGAATATTGTTTAATTACTGGTGCATGGGAAAAAGGATATTTATATGATTTTGATATGAATTATTTTTTACAACCAGGCGTAGACATAGATGGTTTTGACCCAGTATTTAAAGAATTTATGGCCAGAATGTATAGTGGCAACGGAGTTTATTATAATTATAATCCAACTAATAAACTAGATAAGCGTACTGGTATGTTTGCTTATTGGACACAGACAAGTCCTATATATGAACATAATGGTTTGCCTAGTGGTGCATGGGTATTTAAGTTAGATGATTCTACATTTAATGATGTACCATTTTTAGCATCGCTTATGCGTGATGCCATTATGAATATACCAACAAGAAAACTTCAATATGATAAAGATGCGTTGGGTGCATATGCATATCTTATTGGAGAAATAAAGATGCTTAAATCTAATGAATCAAATGCTACCGCTTTTGACCCTGTTAGACTTGGTACGCTTTTACAAATTGTTAAAAATGCAATTGGTAAGCATGTTGTGGTTGGAGCGATGCCATCAGAAGAAACTAAGTTTTATCAATATAAAGATGAGAATACTTCTATGGCTGAAAGTCAATATAAGACTACATTAGCTAGCGGTGCTGGAGCAAGTAGAATTTTATATTCTTCTGATAAAATGTCTCAAGAAGAAATTAGAAACGCTATACTTGCAGATTATAATGTAATGCGTAAAGTTTATACACAATTTAATAATTTTTTAGATTTTTATGTGAATAGATTAACAAAACATTATAAATTTAAATTTGCATTTGATGGTAGTGTTTATGGTTTCGAAAGAGAATGGCGTAAAGAGGGAATTATGAAGCTTGCTCAAACTGGTATTGTATTAAATGATACCG